ATGCAAAGCCTTCTCACTCTGGGCGTGCTGGGCCTTGCTGCCTACCGCGCCACACAGCTGGTGGTGTGGGACACCATCGGTGACCCCGTGCGGGCCCGGATCGAGCTGTGGCACGCGCGCCGGTTCGAGAGCGCGTTCCGCACCTTCGTCCGGGACCTGATCAGCTGCACGTACTGTGCGGGATGGTGGCTCTCGTTGCTCACGCTCGCCGTGTACCTGACGGCGGCGGGCCAGTGGGGCGCTGCCAGCCCGCTGGTCCACGCCGTCGAGTTCTGGGCTGTGGCCGGGGTCCAGGCCCTGCTGAACCGCTGGGACGACTCGCGCCCCGGTCACAACCCGCAGGGGGCGTGATGGGCGTCGTCCAGAACATCGTCGCGGCGGCCGGGCGCCTGCTCACGTCCAAGAGCGGCAAGGCGACCACCGGCGACAAGAGTCAGGCCACCGCGGCGTGGTCCTTCTACGAGACGGTCCCCGAGGTCGGCGCGTACGCCGACTGGATCTCGAACGCCATGAGCGGCGCCCGGCTGTACGCGGGCAGGGTCGGGCCGGACGGCGAGATCCTTCCGGGCAACGACACCGACCGCGCGTCCCAGCTGGTCGAGTCCATCGCCGGTGGCCCGGCCGGGCAGGGCGTCTTCCTGGGCGCCACCGGCACCCAGCTGGCCGTGGCCGGGGACCTCTGGGTCGTCATCGTCCCGTCTGTCAACGCGACCCCCGACAACCCGATGGCCGACGACCTGGCGGACGACAAGTGGTACGTCCTGTCCACCGAAGAGGTCGTCGTCCAGCGTGGCAAGATCAAGGTGACGATCGAGGGCGACGAGCTTGAGATCCCCGAATTCGACCCGGACGACCCGCCGGACGCGAACGCCCCGGTGTACTTCCGGATCTGGAAGCCGTCACCCCGCAAGCAGCAGCTGGCCACCAGCCCGGTCATCCGGTCGGCCGTCATCCTGGAAGAGCTGCGCCTGCTGAACGCGGCCGTGGCCGCCATCGCGCGCAGCCGCATCACGGGGCGCGGCGTCCTGCTAGTCCCGGCGGGCACCCGCTTCCCCGTCCAGCCCGGCCAGGACCAGGCCGAAGACTCGCTGCTCGACACGTTCATCGAGGTGGCGTCCACCGCCATCCGCGAGCCCGAGTCGGCCGCCGCCACGGTGCCCATCGTCCTCGAACTGCCTGCCGACGTCATCGGGGATGTCAGGTGGTTGCAGTTCGCCAGCGAGTTCGACTCGATGGCGTTGCAGCTGCGCGACGAAGCCGTGCGACGCTTCGCGACGGGCGCCGACGTCCCGGCCGAAGTCCTGCTTGGGCTGGGTGACGCCTCGCACTGGGGTGCGTGGGCGATCACCGCCGAGGCCCTGCGCATGGGCGCCGAACCGCGCCTCGGCCTGGTCTGCCAGGCACTCACGTCCGAGTGGCTGCGCCCCATCCTCGAAGCCGAGGGCGAGCCGGACGCCGGTGAGTGGCTGGTCTGGTATGACACCAGCGGCCTGCGGTCGTCCAGCAACAAGGGTGCGTCGGCCCTTGAGGCGTTCAAGCTGGGCTTGATCAACGGCCCGGCCGCGCGCCGGGAACTGGGCTTCACCGAAGCCGACGCCCCGGGTGCCGAGGCGACCGCTCAGGACGCCGGTACCGAAGGTGCCGTACCCACCACCGAAGGGAAGACCCTGCCTGTGAACGAGACGCAGTCCACCCCCGTCCGGGACACCGCCCGTGCGGTGGCGTCAGGCGCCGTTCTGGACAGTTTCAGCGCTGGGACGGACGCTGCCCTGGCCGAGGCGGTGGACGGCCTTGTATGGGGCGCTCTGGCCGTCGCCGGGCGCAAGCTGGTCCTGACCCCGCTGGTCCCCCGCGCGGCCCGCGCTGCCGCGCGCGGACTGCTGTCCTCGGCCTCGGTCCACGTCGAGTACCCGGTGGGCAGCCGCGACAAGGTGGGCGCCTACCGCCTGCTGGAAGGGTCGTGGGACCGTGTGCCCGCCATCGCCCGGCGGTACGGCATCGATCCCCTGATGCTGATGACCGCGCTGGACGAGTACACGATCGCCCTTTTGGTGGCCGGTGAGCCGCACGACTTCGACCACGTCCCGCGCCTGCTCGCGCAGATGAACGGGGTGACGGCATGACGACCCCTGCGGGGCCGAACGGTCTTACGGACGAAGAGCTGGACGTCCTGCTGGAAGGGTTCGCGGCCGGTCTGGTCCCGGTGGTTCAGGACCAGCTGGACCGGGTGGCCAGCGAGTTCGCCGACCAGGTCGGCGCGGCCACCGAGCTGGTGGCCGCCGTCTACTCGGTCAGCCGCATCCGCGAGCTGTGGAACCGGCGGATCCCCCGGATCATGACCAGCCTGCGCAGCATCTTCCGGCGCAGCTCGGCGGTGGCCGCGCGGAACCTGGACGTGCCCGAGCCGACCGCCGAAGAGCTGGACGCCGCGCTGGCCGCGTACGGCGATGCCGTGACGCCCCTTCTGCGCACCGTGGGCGACAACCTGGCGCGCGCTGCTCAGCAGACGTTGGCCGACGGCGTCAACGCCGGTGAATCGGTCGAGCAGCTCAAGGCCCGGCTGATCGCGGCCTTCGCCGACACCGGGTCGCAGCTCGGCCCGGTGCGTGCCGACCGCATTGCGCAGACGGAAGCGGTTCGGGCGTTCAACTCGGCGCAGCTGGCCACCGCCCAGACGGCGGTCGGTCCCGACCGGCCGCTGGTCAAGCAGTGGGTGACGCGCCACGACACGAAGGTGCGTACCGCGCACAAGGACGCGGACGGGCAGATTCGGCTTCTGGACGATCCGTTCGACGTGGGCGGCGTGGACATGCAGTACCCCGGCGACCCGGCGGCCCCCGCCGACCTGACGATAAACTGCCGGTGCATCCTCAAGGTTGCATCGCCTACGGGAAGGACCGCCAGCATGGGTGACGGGGACGAGGACTTCCAGTCCCGGATGCCGGACCAGCTCAAGCGCTACTGGCTTCTCGGTGAGGGCGCGGCGAAGATCCGGTGGGGCACCCCGGGTTCCTTCGACCGGTGCGTCCGCAACCTGCGCGACGACTTCCCGCAGGACACCGAGGGCCTGTGTGCGAACCTCTACCATGAGGCGACCGGGCACTGGCCCGGCCAGAAGGGCGAAAGCGCCACCGAGCACACGGGCGCCATGATCGCACTCGTGCCCAGCGAGGCCGACGCCGCGCGTCTGGCCGCCGGTGCGACCGAAGCGGCCGACCAGCTTCACCTGACGCTGTTCTACCTGGGCGAGGCCGAAGACTGGTCCGAGGGCGACCGGGCGTCCCTGATCGACAGCGTCGGCCGCGCGGCCGCCGTCCCGTCCCCGGTCCGCGCCAAGGCATTCGGTGCGGCCCAGTGGAACCCGCAGAGCGACAACCCCTGCTGGGTGTGGAACATCGGCGATGACCTCGGCAGCGAGGACCCGACCGTCCGGTCCGGCCTCGAAGCAGTGCGCACCGAGGTCGCGTGGGCTCTTGAGGACCGGCACGGCGAGGCCCAGATCCCCGCCCAGCACTCGCCGTGGGCGCCGCACGTCTGCGCCGGGTACGGCCCGGACATGCCGGACGGGATGCCCGAGCACTGCGGCCCGGTCGTCTTCGACCGGATCCGGGTGGGCTTCGGCGGCGCCTACACCGACTTCCCCCTGGCCGACGGCCGCCCCGAGGCGGGGCCGATGGAAGACACGGCCGCGTCGCCGACGACCGTCGCATGGTCGACGCCCGGCGACACCGCACTGGCATTCGAGAATCAGCAGACCGGGGACGGCCGCGTGTTCGCCCCCGGTGCGCTGTACTGGGACGGCGACGGCCCCTGGCCGCTCATGGCGAACGAGAACTTCGACAGCCACGACGACGCCGCTCTGGCCGGGGCGATCCTGTCCTACGGCCGCGACGGCGACCGGATCCCCGGCACCGGTGTCCTGTACCTGACTCAGGATGCGGGGGTCGAAGCGGCCATGCTGCTGGGCCAGGGGGCGCCGCTCGGCGTGTCCGTCGACCTGGACGACGTGGACATTGAGATGGTGGACGCGACCGGCGGTGAGGCCGCCTACCGGGCGAAGCTGCTTCGGGCCAGCGTCCTGCCGGTGGATGGCGGCGGGTGCCAGGTCAGCGGTGAAACCGCGCCGACCATGACGGCGGGCGCCAGCGGCATGGTGCTGGAATCCCAGCGCGTCGTGTTCTTCGTCGGCCCGGACGGCACTGTCCCGGCCGCCGCTTTCGAGCTGGAAGCTGCCGCCGGTGACCCGGGCGACGTCGGGACCGTGCTGGACACGCAGCGCACCGGGGACTACCTGATGCGCATCACGCGGGCCCGCGTGCGCGGCGCCACGCTGGTGACCGTGCCCGCTTTCGCGAACGCGAAGATCACCCTGGACGACCCGGCCCTGTTCGCGTCGGCCGACCTGTCCGCCGCGATCCAGACCGACACCGATTACGATCGGGTGCTGCGCCACGTGCGCAGCTCGAAGGCGCCCGTGGGCCCGGCCCGCGTCGCCCAGAAGCTCAAGATGCCGATTTCGGCGGCTCAGCGTCTGCTGGCCCTGGCCGCGAGTAGGGGTGAGGTAGTGAAGCTGACCCGTGGTCTCTACACGGACTCGACCACGTCGGCGCGTGCCGACCACGTCATGAGGGACGACATGCTGGCGTCCACCGCCGACCTGGTGGCATCCGTTACCGGACGGGTCGACCTGCCGGTGGCCGACCGGGCGGCCGAGTGGGACGGCGACGCCGCCGCCGCGCGGGTGTTCGAGTGGGCCGACGGCGACACGGACAAGCTGGGCCAGGCGTTCGCCTACCTGGACGACGACGCGGACCCGGCCGCCAGGAACAGCCGCAAGCTGGGCTTCGCCGACGTGGTCGACGGCGAGCTCACGATCATCCCGAAGGGCGTGTTCGCGGCCGAGGGCGCGGTCAACGGGGCACGCGGCGGGGTGGACATCCCGGCCGACGAGATCGCCGGGGTCCGGGCCCGCCTGTCCGAAATCCGGGCGCACGTGGACGAAGAGACGGGAACCGAGAGCATGGACGACATGCAGGCTTCGGCCTGGACCGCGCTGGCCACCCTGCCGCCGATGCCCGCCGCGTGGTTTCGCGAGCCGACCGTCGAAGAGCTGCCGCCCGGCGGACAGGGCGTCAACTACGCGAACGGCCGGATCTACGGGTGGGTGGCCCAGAAGGGCGTCCCGCACGCGGGCTACGCCAAGCGCATCGTGATCGAGGATCTCGGCAGGATCGAGACCACGGACTTCCTGCGGCGCCGCGCCGACCTGGACGACGGGTCGACCGTCAAGGTCGGTGCGTTCACCATGAACGCCGGGCACCACCGCGACGGCGCCGAGTGCGAGACCGCCGCGTGCCAGTTCGACGACACCCGCACCGTTGCGGGCATCGTCACGGTCGGCATGAACGACCGGGGCATGTGGTTCAGCGGCGCAGCTGCGCCGTGGCTCAGCGAGTGGGACCGGTCCGTGTTCGCGTCCTGCCAGCCCAGCTACCACCTGCGCCAGGAAGGCGCCGGTCGCTGGTCGCTGCGAGCCGTCCTCTCGGTGCCGGTCCCCGGCCACAGCTCGCCGCTGCTCGCCACCGCTTTCGTAGAGCGCTCGAACCTGGCGCTGACCGCCGCCGCGACCATGGCCGAGGTGGACGCCGCCGTGGCCGCCGCCAAGGCTGATCTGGATTCCCTGCCCAAGGCTGACACCCGGGTGCCTGCCGACTACGGCGTCACGTCGTCTGTCAGCGAGCTGGACTACGACCGCCTGGCCGACTCGCTGGTGGCCGCCATGGCGCGGGCCGAGGCCCAGAAGGCGGCCGAGGCCGCCGAGCTGGCCGAGCTGCTGGCGGCGGCGGATGCCCTATCCGCTTCGGGCTACGATGGTGACGACACCACCACCGAAGGGAAGTGACCCGTGGCCTGTGCGTGCAACAAGAACCGCGCGACCGCTTCCGGCACCGCCGCCGTAAGCGGTACGTACCGCGTCCTTGTGAACGGCGTGCAGCGGTACGAGTCGGCCAACAAGGCGGCGGCCGAATCCGTGGCCTCGAACTTCGACCCGAGGGTCACCCGCCTTCTGGTCCCCGGCGAATCCGCCTGACAACCACCTGAACCACCTGGTCTTCGCCAGCGGCTGCATCCGGCTATCATGTCGGTGTAGCCGCTGGCGATAGGCCGGGTCCCTTTCACAGAAACGGACTGGCACGCAATGGCCGACATGTACGAACTGCCCGAGGACTTCACCCGTCTCTCGGACGACGACCTGGACGCGAACCTCGCTGCTGCCGTCCGGTCGTTCACCGCCTTCGCCGCCAAGACGGCCGTGGGCCCGAACCACGTCAAGGATCTGCGCAGCCTCAAGGCGTCCATCGACGCGCTCAAGGGCGAGCAGGCGTCCCGCGAGACCGAGGCCGCCGCCATCGCGGCCGAGGTGGACGCGCTGACCGCCGAGGTGTTCGGCAGCGAGGGTGAGACGACCGAGGCCGAGACCATCGAGCCCGAGGCCGAGACCATCGAGCCCGAGGCCGAGGCGATCGAGCCGACCGCCGTGGTCACCGCTTCCGCGCGCCGCTCGCTCAACCTGTCGGCCGTCCGTGCCAAGCAGTCCGGCGGCGGGTCGGGCCTGTCCCGCTACCTTCCGAGCGAGCAGCGCGACGGCATCGAGATCGTGGCGTCCGTGGACGTGCCGGGGTACCGGCCGGGTCAGGAAATCGACCTGGCCCAGATCACCGAGGGCGCCATGCGCCGCGCGCTCGGCCTGACCACCGCCGGTGGCGGCACGGGCATGGTGGCGTCCTACCGCCTGCCGTTCCCGGACGAGCTGACGATCTCGGACTCTTCGTCCGCGCCCGAGGGCACCAACGCCCTGATGCTGGCCGCCAGCCAGAAGCGGCTGAACGGCGGGGACCTGGTCGCGTCCGGCGGCTGGTGTGCCCCGTCCGAGACGGTCTACGACATCACCGACGTCGCGTGCCCGGACATGCTCTGGGACGCGCCCGAGGTGCGGCTCAACCGTGGCGGTCTGCGGTTCTTCCGCACCCCGACCCTGGACGTCGCGGCGCTGACCTGGACCTGGACCGAGGCCAACGACATCGCGGCCGCGACCCAGCCCGCCGGTCCCGAGAAGCCGTGCTACGTCATCCCGTGCCCGGCGCCGATCGACGTCCGCGCGCAGGCCATCGGCGTCTGCCTCTCGGTGGGCATCCTCACCCAGCGGTTCTTCCCCGAGATGGTGGACTGGTACGTCCGGAACTCGATGGTCGCCCACGAGATCCGGGTCAAGCAGGTCATGTACGACGCCGCCCGCAACTCGGCCGCCACCACGGCCGTGACCGTCCGGGCGTCGTTCGCCACGTTCAGCGCGCTCTATGAGGCGGTGGCGCTTCAGGCGGCCGACATGATCGAGCGGCACAACCTGTGCGACTCGACCCAGCTCGAAGTGGTCTTCCCCTGGTGGGCGAAGAACATGATGCTGACCGACCTGGCCCGTCAGGAAGGCGTGGACGTCAGCACCCTGTCCGAGGCCGACATCCAGGCCGCGTTCCGCAACCTGGGCGTGCGGATCCAGTTCGCCCGTGGCCTCGCCCCGGCGGTCCCGACCAGCATCGGCGGCGCCGTGGCCGCGACCACCTGGCCGACCCAGGTCGAGTTCCTGATCTACCCGTCGGGCAACTTCCAGATCGGTCGCGGTCCCGAGATCAACCTGGGTGTGATCATCGACTCGGTGACGGTCCAGACCAACGACGAAAAGATCTTCTCGGAAGAGGCGGTGGTCCTCATCGACCGCATGGGCCTGGCCCGCCGCGTCACCGTCGCCGTCTGCGCCAACGGCGAGGTCGGCGCCCGCAACACCGTGGACATCTGCCCGTGATCCACGGGTAGGCCCCAGCGCTACGGCGCGGCACCCGGAAGCCCGGTCCCCTCGGGGGCCGGGCTTCCGGCCGTTGTGCTTCCGGTCGCGCAGCGCCGGTAGCCTGGACGGGACACCGCAGCGAAGGGCAGCAGATCATGGACATCGACAGGACCGAAGCCATCGTGGCCCGGATGCGGCGGGACGGGTGGGAAATCACCCCGAACGCGTACATCCGTGGATTCGCCGGGCTGTACGTCGTGGCCGAGCGCGACACGGGGTTCGTGTACATCACGAAGTCGTCGCCCGCCGTGAACCTGACG